CTCTATAGTTGCTCCAAAAATGTACAACGGCAAGATAGAATCAATTGTAAGCAGAATTACTAGCTTTGCTGACATGATACAACTAACTCATCTTAAACTTCAACAGGTGTTATCTAGAATGGTTCCTGATGGTGTTTACTTAGACATAGATGGTTTAGCTGAGGTTGATTTAGGAAATGGAACAAATTACAATGCTCAAGAGGCTTTAAACATGTTCTTTCAAACTGGATCTGTTGTTGGTAGATCTTTCACTCAAGATGGTGATCAAAACCCAGGTAAAATACCTATACAAGAAATTTCAAATGGAGCTGGTGCGGGTAATAAATTACAAGCACTTATAGGTAACTATAACTACTATCTACAGATGATTAGAGATGTAACTGGTCTTAACGAGGCAAGAGACGCTTCAACACCAGATTCTAGATCATTAGTCGGTATACAAAAGTTAGCCGCAGCGAACTCTAACGTAGCAACGAGACATATACTAGATGCTTCACTGTTCTTAACGGTGGAAACAGCAGAGCAAATATCACTTAGAATATCAGACATACTAGAGTATTCACCTACTAAAGATGCTTTTATACAACAAATAGGAGCTCACAACGTAGCTACTTTAGATGAAATGAAAGAGCTACATTTATACGATTTTGGTATATTTATAGATTTAATGCCAGACGAAGAAGAGAAGCAAATACTTGAGAACAATATTCAAATGGCTATACAGCAAAAAAGCTTAGATATTGATGACGCGATCGACATAAGGCAGGTTAAAAATTTAAAAATGGCTAACCAGTTGATAAAGTATAAAAAGAAAAAGAAGCTAGAAAGAGAACAAGCTATGTCAGAGCAGAACATAAAAGCTCAAGGCGAGTCTCAACAACAAACAGCTGAAGCAGCGGCTCAATCTCAAATGCAAGCCAACCAAGCTAAGGTGGAAGCTGAAATGAAGTCTGAAGAACAAAGAAACGGATTGAAAATACAATACATGGAGAAAGAGGCGGCTATGAAAATGAAGCTAATGGACCACGAGTTTGAGATTAATAAAAAACTAAGGGAGATGGACAATCAAGCTGCATCTGCCAAAGAAAATCAAAAAGATGATCGTAAAGATAATCGAGAAAAAATGAAGGGAGAACCTAAAAACTTTGAGTCTGCTAATGACAGTATGCAAGGAGGATTAGGCGTAGCCGGATTAACAAGTAACTAATTATTTAATATTATTTTATCATGGAAGAAAACAAAGAAGACGTTGTCGAGGAGACTACGCAAGATCAACCGTCACCGGTATCAATAAATGAAGACGGTGACATAAAGCTAGATTTAACAATCGCAAAAGAAGAGACAGTAAAACCTGAAGCTGAGGTAGTTGAAGAACAAGAGGAAGTCGTAGAACCAGTAGCTGAAGAACAATCGTTAGAAGAGGTTGTTGAAGAGTTTGTTGAAGATACACCACAAGCTATAGAAGAAGATATAGTAGACATACCAGAAAATGTTCAAAAGCTAATGGACTTCATGGAAGAAACTGGTGGTGATTTACAAGACTATATCAAGTTGAACGCGGACATTGGTGAAATGGACGACTCAGAGGTTTTAGAAGACTACTATAAAACAACAAAACCTCATCTTGACGGTAAAGAAATAAACTTTTTATTAGAAGACCAATTTTCGTTTGACGAAGAGGTTGATGATGAAAAAGAAGTAATGAGAAAAAAGTTAGCCTTAAAAGAGCAAGTTGCTGAGGCTAGAGCTCACTTAGAAGAGTCCAAATCTAAATATTACAATGATATCAAATCTGGTTCGAAGCTTACGAGTGAACAACAAGAAGCGATTGATTTCGTAAACAAGTACAATCAGGAGAACGAGCAGAACACGGAAATTGTAAGGATACAACAGTCAGCGTTTCAAGATCAAACTAAAAAAGTATTTAACAAAAACTTTGATGGCTTTGAATTTAACATCGGTGATAAAAAAGTGACTTATAACATCCAGGACGTTGAAAATGTGCGAGACAAGCAGTTAGACATTAATAATTTCGTTGGAAAGTTTCTAAACGATAAATCAATAATGGAAGATGCTGCTGGTTATCACAAAGGATTGTTCACTGCGATGAATCCTGATGCAGTAGCTAAACATTTTTACGAGCAAGGTAAATCGGATGCTATAAAGCAAACGGTTGCTGATTCAAAAAACATCAACACATCAAGAGAGTCTCATAAAGTTTATGAAGGCGAAGGGGGTATAAAGTTCAAGGTGTTAGGAGATAGCGGTAATGATATGAGGTTACGAATTAAAAAAAGAAAGTAAACGATTTACTTTCACAAACTTAAAACATATTAAAATATGGCAACAGGTGTACCGGCTGCTGGATATACTCCAGCACCAAAAAAACAAGCGTTGGCATCAGCTTATTTAGATTTCACAAATGGAACTAATGACTGGGCACAACAATATTTACCAGATCTTATGGAGAAAGAAGCAGAGGTGTTCGGAAACAGAACAATCTCAGGTTTTCTTTCACAAGTAGGAGCTGAAGAGTCTATGGCTTCTGACCAAGTAATTTGGACAGAGCAAGGTAGATTACATTTATCATACAAATTGGTAAACATAACTCAAGGAGCAGGAGGTGTTAAAGATGCAGATCTTACTTTTGCTGGAAACTCTACTGATGTTGATGGAAACGTTGTAGCTGCAACAGCTCACGGTATTCGTCCAGGTGACATGATTTTAGTTTCAGATGCTGATGCAACTGTTAGAATGTATGTTGAAGGAGTAACTGCTGCTGGTGTTGTACAAGCTAAGCGTTACGATGGTGCTAATGCTGTAGGCTCTGGTGCTGGTGAAATGGCAACTGGAGGTGATGTATCTATATTAGTTTATGGATCTGAATACTCTAAAGCTACAACTGGTAGAGTAGGAGCTAATGCTCCATCTTTCAAGTCTAGAACTAACAAGCCGATTATATTAAAAGACAAGTATGAGATCTCAGGGTCTGACGCGTCTGCAATTGGTTGGGTTGAAGTTTCTGGTGAAGAAGGACAATCAGGTTACTTATGGTACCTAAAAGCTTCAGGTGATACTAAAGCTAGATTTTCTGACTACTTAGAAATGGCAATGATGGAATCAGTGTCTGGAGCTGGAACAGCACCAACAAGTGCTGGTACTAATGGTATAGGCGTTACTGGTACTGAAGGTTTATGGGAAGCTCTAGAAACTAGAGGTAACATATCTACTACACTAGATAACACTGCTACTTTAGCTGAGTTTGATTCAATCATCGATCGTTTAGATGAGAATGGTGCAATTGAAGAGAACATGATGTTCTTAGATAGAGCTACTTCTTTAAATATTGATGACATGCTTGCTGGATTAAATGGAGCTGCTCAAGGGAATGGTACTACATCAAACGTTGCTGGTTCTTCTTACGGTGTATTTAACAACGAAGCTGATATGGCTTTGAACTTAGGTTTCACTGGTTTCAGAAGAGGTTCTTATGACTTCTACAAGTCTGACTTCAAATACTTGAATGATAGATCAACTAGAGGGTTAATCAATGCTACTGACGGTGCTAACGCGATTCACGGTTGCATGATACCTGCTGGTGTTTCTTCAGTGTATGACCAAACTTTAGGTAAAAACTTAAAGAGACCATTCTTACACGTGAGATACAGAGCTTCTCAATTAGAAAGCAGAAAGTACAAAACTTGGACTACTGGTTCGGTTGGTGCTACTACTTCTGATTTAGATGCGATGGAGATGCATTTCTTATCTGAAAGATGTTTAGTTGTTCAAGGTGCAAATAACTTTGTATTGATGAAAGGATAAACATTATCTTTTAAAAGAACCGGGGCTTCGGCCTCGGTCCTTTTATTTTTTTATTAACTTATATTATATTATATTATGGCAAAAACAAAAAAAGCTTACGCAGGAGATCCTGGCGATGAGCATGTGGAAAAAGTGGTAGAAACTCCAGTTATGGAAGCACCACCGGTTGTAGAACAACCAAAAAGAAAAGAACCTAAAAAAGAAATTATTAACGATTGGGAAGTTAAAGATCGTATATACTTACTAAGTGATGGTTCGTCACCTTTAACTTTTGGTGTTAAATCAAATAAGATTTATTACTTTGACAAGGAAAAAGGTTACGAAAGAGAAATCATGCTAACTGAAAATCAAAACACTCCATTTGTAGATGAAATGAAAGGTCAAATAAGACCAGGGAGAATATTGTTTAGAAACGGAACGTTAGCAATACCTAAGGAAAAAGTAAACTTTCAAAAGTTTATGAGTATATATCACCCAAGAGTTAACAAGCTTTATCATGAAGTTAAACCTGCTGCAAGAGCTGCAAGTCACTTAGAGCACTTAAACATAGAGTTAGATGCTATGATACAAGCTAGAGAGTTATCTATAGATATGGTTGAAGCTATTATGCGAGTTCAGAACGGTTCTGCGGTTGCTAAGATGACTTCTAAGGAGCTTAAACGAGATGTACTTATATTTGCTAAGAACAACCCAGTTTTATTCTTAGACTTATGTAACGATGACAATATACATTTGAGGAACATTGGTATCAAAGCTACTGAAATGGGTATATTGAAACTATCTTCAGACCAAAGAACTTTTAGTTGGACTTCTAACAATAGAAAACTAATGAACGTTGCTTTTGATGAACACCCTTATTCTGCTTTAGCCGCTTGGTTTAAAACTGACGAAGGAATGGAAGTGTTAAATCAAATTGAAAAAAGAATGAAGTAAACAATAATATGCGATCACCCTTCGGGGTGATTGCTATATTTAAACGATAAACAATAAAAAAATATGGCTAACAACACAACTATAAGTATAGATACGGTTTACCAAAGAGTATTAGCTTTGGCTAATAAAGAGCAGAGAGGATATATAACTCCACAAGAGTTTAACCTACATGCTAATCAAGCCCAATTAGACATATTTGACCAATACTTCTACGACTTAGCTGCTATGACACAGTTAAGCAAAAGAGGAGAAGAACAACAATCACCTGGGGCTAACAATCCTTTGGAACCTGACTTTGGAGACACAGTCAATATACTTAGAGAAAAAATAAGTATTTATCAAGGTGCTGATGTCGCTCTGACATACAGCGCAACAAACGGGTCATTTTCAATGCCCGCATTATCAAACACAATTTATAGAACTGGTAGAATGTATTACTCCGGAACAGGTGGTTCTAGTATACCTTTGAAACGTATAGAATACTATATGCTACCTGAATTAAAAGAGCTATTTGATGCTAGAACAGCTTCGAGATGGAGTTCTAACGACACCGCTGAATACTATTACACTGAGAATACAGATGGAACTTTTTCTTTATATAGAGAAAGCAGTGGTCAAACACCGTTAACTAGTGGTTTAAAAATAGAGGTTGTCGCAACGACACCTGCTACTGTAAAATGGGGTTATGTGGTTGTTAACGAAAAAGCACTATATGATGCTAACAACTCTATAGACTTTAACTTACACAGGTCCGAGGAAACAATTTTAGTTATAAAAATACTAGAATTAGCTGGTATAACAATTAATAAACCTGGTTTAGTTGGCTTGGCTTCAGGCGAAGAACAACAAAATGATGCACAAAAAAAATAAATAAATGGCAGATAACTTAATAACATTAACACACGAACAATATTACGAAGGTAAAGATGGTACTCAATTATCAGGTGATGATAGACAGTATGGTAATTATCAATTCATTAAAGTTGGTGATGTTGTAAATGACATACTAGCTAATTACGGTGGAGAGGGAATGATGTTGGCTGGTATTAGATTAAGAAATATTAAGTATCATGCTAACAGAGCTTTGCAGGAGTTAAGTTTTGATACCTTCAGATCAACTAGATCTGTTGAGATAGAAATACCACCATCTTTAGTAATGGCTTTGCCACACGATTACGTAGGTTATACAAAGGTTACTTGGAAGGATAATTATGGTATTGAGTATACTTTGTACCCTGCTATATTGACTAGTAACCCAAAGCCTTACAATCAAGATAGTAATTACTTTTTAGAGTTTGATAGTAATAGCGACACAACACACGCGAGTGATTCTAACACTTGGTTTGATTACCACGGGGACACTCCTAACACTAGCCCTCAAGATGCTGATAGCGATATTATTAGAACCGCTAATGGTCAAATGTTTGGCTCTGAACCAAGACACATGAATGTCAATGGATCTTTTTATATAGACTATCACAAAGGAAGAGTTCACTTTAGTAGTAATTGTACGGGAAAAACTGTGACCTTTAAGTATATAAGCGACGGAGTTGCTTATCTTAATGATGGAGTTGAAAACAAAGGTGTTACACCGACTGATCCTTGGCAAAATGAGATACATGTAGAAAAAGACTTTATAGTCCACAAGTTTGCTCAAGAAGCTTTAATAAAACACGTACTGTATGGATGTATGCAATCGAAAGAACAAGCAAATCCTAATACAGTTGCAATGTTAAAAAAGGAAAAGTTTGCTGAAACAAGAAAAGCAAAAATAAGATTGTCAGAAATTAAGATAGAAGAGATCACTCAGATAATGAGAGGCAAGTCTAAATGGATTAAACACTAAAATAGAAAATGGCAGAATTAAAAAGAAATTTTTCTGGAGGTAAGATGAACAAAGATATGGACGAGAGAGTTTTAGCTCCTGGTCAATATCGAGATGCTAACAACGTTCAAGTTATGACCTCTGACGGTTCAGACGTTGGGTCTCTGCAAACATTACTAGGTAACACTAATGTAACAGAAGACACTGTATACACATTTATCGATCCAACTATCTCTAAAGTTGTCGGTGTTAAAAGTTTACCAGAGAAGGATAAAGTTTACTTTATGGTGTACAGTGGTGCTGATGTAGCAGCTGTTCCAGTTGGAACTCCTCAAAAAGATTATATAGTAGAATACAACACTGTAAAGAAAACAACTGACTTTGTGTTTGTAGATATACACGCAGCTCAACACACTGTTACAACAGCTTGTGATGATGGTACTAAGGTTTTTAAAATAAAAGGTGGAGATCAAAGTTGGGCTCACGGTATTAGAATTGGTATGACTTTATCTGGAACCTTTAATGATGGTTCTGGTAGCACCGTTAACATAGATAGCGCTTGGAACGTAAAAGTTACTAAGATAAGATACTTTGCTTCTTATTGGTGGATTCACCATGATGGTGCTAACGCTGTTGGTAGTTCTGTTGGTGATGTAATCACGTTCACGGCACCAAGGGTTTTAAAATTCAATCCTTATAATGTTATACATAGTATAGACATTGTTAGTGATATGATGTTTTGGACTGACAACCAAAACGAGCCTAGAAAAATACATTTAGAAAGAAGCAAAAGAGGTACTGGTGGTACTAAACCGCTAAATGGTAGAAGCAATCTTTTCTACCACAATACAATGCCACCTGGCGTGATGACTAATGCTACTTTTGGTGATGCGGCAAACACTGGTCTTTTTCACACTAGATTGGTTAAAAGAGCGGTATCTACTTCGACGCAATTAGTATTAGCTTTTAATAGAACCAAGGATCAACCTGTTTGGGTTAAGGAAGACCACATAACGGTGATTAAAAAATCACCTACAAACCCGCTCACTATAAAAATGTACTCTACTTCTTCTAATAGAATTAAGGACAATGGAGAGGAGAACCCCACTTATGGTGTGACGACTAAAATGAATTTTTACGACGCAACACCAGAGCTACTTACTGTTGGTGATGCTACAACTGTTGATTTTGTTACTGATATAGATCTTAGGGTAGGAGACATAGTTATGTTAAATAATACCCCAGGCGCTTCACCTGAATCTTTTCCATCCGACGAGACTCAAGTTAGAGCAACAGTTGCCTCACCACTTCCATCGTCAGCAACTCCTCCAGACCAGATAACAACTGGTACTTTTAACTTAATAATAAACTCTATAGATGGTGACATATCAAACGAAGACGTGTCTTGGAATCTTAGAGTAGAGCAGAACAAACCTATGTTTGAGTTTAAGTTTCCTAGGTTTTCTTATAGATGGAGATATCAAGATGGTGAGTACTCTACTTTTGCTCCTTGGTCTGAGGTAGCTTTTTTACCTGGTGATTTTGACTATTTACCAAAAAAGGGTTTTAACCTAGGTATGACAAACAGGTTGAGAAACCTAGAGTTGGTTGATTATTTCCCAGAGTGGGGATCAATACCCGAAGATGTTACTGAAATTGATCTTTTGTATAAAGAGGCTGGTAAAAAAACAGTATATACTGTAAAAACTTTAAAGCCTCAAGACCTACATCCGATTTGGCCAGATAATGACGCGTGGCCTTATGCTAGAGGAAATTTTGAGGTTACATCAGAGTTAATACACGCTGTCGTCCCTTCTAATCAATTATTAAGACCTTGGGATAATGTACCGAGAAAAGCTAAAACTCAAGTAAGTACAGCTAATAGAATTGTGTATGGTAACTATACGCAAAACTACAACATAGATGAATCTCTAAAAATGAGTTGTACTCATAAATCGTACAGTATACCAGATTCTGCTTCTGAAAACGAAGAAATACCTAATAGATCAGTTAAATCGATAAGAACTTATAACATCGGTGTTGTTTGGTCAGATAAATATGGTAGAGAAACACCGGTTATGGTTCCAAAAGAAGGTGGCTCTATAACTATAGACAAAGAAGACGCTATCAACCAAAACTATTTGAGCGCTAAAATAATAGAGACGGTTGAAAGACCACCTTGGGCTGAGTTTGTATCATACTATGTTAAAGAGACTTCTAACGAGTATTACAACTTAGCTATGGATAGGTTTTACGACGCTGAAGATGGAAACGTTTGGATTAGCTTTCCATCAGCAGAGAGAAACAAAGTACAAGAGGACACATATTTATACCTTAAAAAAGCACACGACACAAATGAACCTGTTTTAGAAAAAGCTAGGTATAGAGTCGTTGCTATAGAAAATGACGCTCCATTATTTATTAAAAAATTAAGAAAAAGCTTTGGCTTTGAAACTGTAGAGTTTGCTGTGTCTGGATTGCCAGAGCCTGGTAGAAAATACATTAGAGTTAGAAAAACACACTTTGATAATTCCTTTTTCCAATGTAGATCGCCGCAGGTTTTAGATAATTTAAGAATAAGAATAGGTGGTGTAGACGGTGCTCAGACTCATCTCTCAGAAATGTATGATATTGCTGGTGTGTCAGACCAAGGTACTTACTTAAAACTTAGTCTTCAAAAACCTTTAGGTGATGAATTAATGCCAATTTCAATACTTAGCCCTACTTTAGAGATGAAGTTAGAAGTAGTGCAGATGAAGTTTGAAGACAAACCTGAGTTTGACGGTAGGTTTTTTGTTAAAATACTTAAAGATTTAACACTGCAAAAAGAACTACTAAGCTTGGTTGCTTCAAAAGTTTCGTACCAAACTAAAGACACTATGCAGATAGGTTATTTAAGTAGTAATAAAGGAATGAGTGAAGGTGCTTGGACAGAGTGGAGAGATTACCACAATGGTAGTGATCAATATAGTACTAAAAACAGATGGTTTATCGATGATATAGACACTAGAAATAGACAAGCTAACTCTGGTAATTTCGATACAGACGCTATAAATAGTGGTGGAATATATAATTGGAATGGAAGCAGTGTAAACACAGGTAGCGAGTCACTTGGTGGTAAGGGTCTTATAGATATATCTTACTCTAATTGGGATGGCAATGCCGGTATAAAATCTCAAGGTGGTAAGTTTACAACTCCTTGGGGTTACTTAAAAAATGTTGGTACTATATTTAGGTTTAAACAAGATCCAGCACAAATAGTATATAGAATAGAAGGTGTACATGGGAGGTTAGGATCTGGCATGAAATATGGAAGTGCACCTTTAAATACTAGTAACCTGAAGTATTGGTCACAAAACAACAATTCACAAAACGAAAAATCAAGTGCACCATTGATTGGTGGTGGAGGTGATTATGATTGGAATTGGCATAAGAACAAGCCCGATAAAGATAACAATAGATATAGCTTCAGGATAGAGGTTGATAAAATGTTTGGTAGTAGTTCAAACCACATTTTTGATGACAGTATACATGTTCCAATGAACAGAGTTGATGCTGCTACTGGAGAGGAAGTGCCATTGGTGAACGGAGAGAGATATGATGGTGCTGTTGTTGGTGGAACTGTTTATGGTACTAATTACTCTATTGGTGATCATCATAACTGGTGGCCGATAACAAGTAACACTGGTGCTATACTTAACACTGCAAATCAACTAGCAGAAGGGACGGTTCACACTGAACCTAATAATTACGATACTTCGGATTACACTCATCGCCCACCTATGAAGTGGAGCACATACCCAAGTAGTTCAAGTGGAGATGGTAGGAGTGTTTTTCAAAGAGTTAAAGACCAATACAACCCTCACGCTATAACCATAGAATTTTTAGAACCTATGATTGAAGTTGATGACCAAGGAGGTCCAACTTACAGTAGTACTAATCCAGCTATATGGGAAACTGAACCAAGAGAGGATATAGGTTTAGACATATACTACGAGGCTAGTGCTAAAATACCTTTAAACCCAGATCACACTCAAAACGAGTTGTTGATACCTATTGGGTCTAAAGTTTGGAATAGTAATGGTACAACTTACTTAGGTAGAGTTGG